TCTCTAGCCTTGTTGGAAAAATCATAACCTTCATTTAGTTTATTATAGTAATCGTTAGCAAACTTTATCTTCCACTCGCCTGTATGTCCATCTTCATCTAAAGCATACATAATGGCATTAATGATGTCGTCTTTTTGAAGTATCTGTGCTTGTTCAATTAAGAACAGCATATAGTTACGAGATGCAGTTCCTTGTTGATCATATATGTCTTCAGTCTTTTGTTTGAGCCAATCTAATGATGTCATAGTTATTTTTTAAGCATGTCGTAGTGTCTAGGATACACGTGAAGATTAGTAATGAACCAGTGCATACTACCTGGTTGATAACCTGTCTTCTCAGATACTAACTCTAATAGTTTAGCAAATGTGTATTGATCATTACAGAAGCCAAACACAAGATCAATAGATCTAGCGAATACTGTAAGATGTAACTTATCATCTTTGATATAGAAGTTGAGTACATCATTACAAGGTGTATCGTATTTGTATCTGTGTATGTCATGAACTAGATAATGAACAACAATAGCTCGTCTAGTCTCTTTGTTGAGTTGTAGTTCTTTGATTACTTTCTTAAGCTGTTGATTGTAGTTCCAGAAGTAGCCGTAGTTAGAATTAACTTCTGTGGTACCTGGTATCATCATTTGTTTCCATATCTTAGCACGTTCACTGATTTCTTTAGCATCACGATTACCTTCACGATACCAATTCCATTCGTACTCAGCGTAGTCTTGGTTGAATTTACGTTCTGGTGTTTTGATTACTTTATCAAGAGGATCTTGGATAGTGAATGATTGGTTGAACTTAGCTTTAGTACCAGCGAAGTCTTCACCTTCTGCCATGATGTCTTGATACAATAATTCAAAGGCGTCAGTTGGATTCTTGTATATCATATTGATTCAAATATAAGATTATTTTTTCTGTGTATTAAATCTATAATTATAGTGTTAAACATACTCCCATTTATATCCCATAGAGGACTTATATCTACCTAGACAACAACTAGTTATATTAGATTGATTAAAGTTTAGAGTCTTAGCTGCTTCTGTTGAGGATATCCAAACTCTAATTAACTGTCCATCTAAAGATAATTGTCTAACTGGTTTAGATCTGTAATGATTACAACCAGTTACTTTTTTCTTTACTTCTGGTCTATTCATATGGTGATTCTTACCTGAGAGTTCTGGCCTTCTCATGGGGTTGTTACTCCCTAATTTACTTAAACGCATTTTATTTCTAGTCTCATCAGAAATACCTAAAGTAGTAATTTGGTTTCTAGCATATTCATACATTCTTGATGAAGGCCTGTAATAACTCTCTCCTTGATAGTATTTTTGTCTACCTTTACAGAACCTGAAAAAGCAAGATGCTAATTTTATATTGTCTCGATATATTTCTGTTAATAGCCAGTGACATATAAAATGCTCTCTTGGTGTTAAAAGTACTATATTTTCATGATGCCTCCATTCAGATGCTTTTCCTGCGCCTCCTAAACATTTAGGTATTATATGATGAGCTTCATAATATATGTAGTTTGGACTATCTTTTTTAAGTTTACGTCTGTTACTAAATCTAGCTTTATTTATAATCTTATTATATAGTAATTTATAGTCCATAAAATAAAAAAGCCCAAATAATCAAGTGGCTACGCGACAGCGCACAAGATCAAAGGGCTTATAAGTTTATTGTAGATAGTCGAGTCGCGTTCGATCATCATCTATAATAAATATTGTTCTACTGTAATAAACTGTTTAAGAAAATTTATTCCCTCCAAATTTCTGTATTGTTCTAAATAAACAACTCTAACTATTCCACTCTGTAATATTAGTTTAGAGCAGTCTAAACAAGGACTAAGTGTCAAGTACAAAGTAGAGTTATCTACAGAGTTGCCTGTCTTGGCTGCCTTTAAAATAGCATTACACTCTGCATGAATAACATGAGAGAAAGTAATGTCATTCTCTTCACAACAATTATCCATACCAGAAGGAGTGCCGTTATAGCCAAAAGAAATAATGTTGCCGTCTTTAACTAAAACTGCGCCGACTTTAGATCGAACGCAGTGTGACAGAGTAGAAGTTTCCTTTGCTATGTTGATAAATACTTTGTCTAGTTTATTCACTATATTTGTATTTTATAACTTCATAAAATTCGGGAGCATATTTTTTAACGAGGTTAAGATAGTATTGTTGTTTATACTTCTTATCATCTGTAGTTTCATACTTAATTAGATCTCGTAAGCGAGCAGCCATTTCATATCTTTCAGTTTCTACACACCAATCTAATCTTTCTTGCATTACTTCTATATAAGCATTTTGAGTCATATTATAATCCTGTTGAACCAAAACCACCTGATCCTCTTTCTGTATTTCTTTGAGGAAGCTCGTCTACTTCTTCTACATCAAAGTATGAAACAGGAACCAATACAAACTGTACTAGCTTTTGACCTGTTGCAACTACTTGTTCTTTATCTGATGTATTAATCATATGAAGATGGATCTCGCCTTCATAATCTTCGTCAACTACACATGCACCAACAGACAAACCTTGCTTAACAGCAACGCCTGATTTGTTGAATGCAATTAAAGCATATCCTCTAGGTACTTGTGCTTTAATACCTGAAGGGATTAATACTGCTTGGCCTGGATTTAATGAGATTGTTTCAAAATCTTCAGGCACATAGAAGTCTATTCCTGCTGAAATCGAGGTACCTCTATTTGGTGTTTTTACATTTTTGATTTTTTGTACTTTCATTTTGTAGAGCATTTTGGTAATCGTTTAGTGAAGCAATATAAGCTACACAATCTAATAGGTTGTCTTCTTTGTGATTGTAAGCCTGTCTCGACAACTTGAGTGCAATCATGGCATTATACATGTCAACTGCAGTTAACTCTTTACGGCTTAACAACGATGCAATCTTGGCAGCTTCTTGCATACCTTCTTGCATTGGGCCATATTGACGGGCCTTTTCCTCAGATCTCTTGTAGATGATCTCGTTTGCTTGTTCTAGAATGTTCATTGAATAAATATAAAACAGAATTGGTAAATAGTAAAATCAAAGTCCTAAGTATCTAGTGATGTCACTCTTGTCACCCCACTCTCTTTGAGAATCGATGTCACTTGGCTTGATTGTAGGCTTGGGCATATTTCTGGCTACGTTCCAGAACCAATCTCCAGAGTTGCCATAACGTTTCATATAGTCCCAACCTTTTGCATCATAGGTTTTAATACAATCAAATGGAGTATCAATATCACAGTCCTTTAAGAACTCTTTATGATACGAATAGAATTTAGCTCTACCAAGTTCACCAGGTTGTACATTTCTTGCAACAGCTACAGCATGAAATTTTGTATTAGGAAGTGCAATCTGAAGTGTTCTAGATAAAACTCCTGTAGAGAATACTGACCACATTGTTTTAATGTTCATGTCCTTTAACGACTCATGGAATATCTTTATGCCTCCTGCAACTACTTGCTCGTGCTTAAGACCAAAAGGAAGATACTTAGCGCCTACTTTTTGAGCAAAGTCTTTTGCCCATGCATTAATAGTTGGCATAGCAGGAGTCTTTAAGAAGATCGGCGTAGCTCCATCCTCAATAACACGTAGTTGATGTTCAGACGCTTCTTTAGATGCAGGCATAAATAGTACAAGCTTCTTATTATACTTCTTTGCAAGATAAGTTAATGAATAAGGAGCGTAGCCTGTTCTTGGTGCAACATATACAAGTGTATCTTCTTTTACTTGACTAATCATGAAGTCGCCCATCTTAGCTTTAGTACCGTATTGAAAGTCACCATCATCTATAACATTATAGCCTTCAATTTGTTTAATGCTAAATGTAAAGTCTGGTTTATAGTCTTTCGTCATTTCTAGATAGTAGTTTAAGTCTCTACCATCTGACATGTCTAAGTTAGATTGATCTGTTGCTTTGTTTACAAACATAACTATTTGAGTTTAGTTGCGAAGTCATAATACTTATCATGACCCCAGGTCTGTTTAAGAATAGAATTGTTGTTCATCCTACGACCATTGTTCTTAATAATATGATCTTCAGACTGATACTCTTGAAAATAACGAACTACATCACAAGCTCTACTATCTTCACAATCAATAGGGTTCAAGTTATATCTGTTAGACAAGAATTGTAGTACTTCATTGATGTACTCAAACTCTTTTACTCTAGGACTCACTTTAGGAAAGATAGCATTAATACAACGAATAGCGTTTGTACCTGCATATACCCAACCTTTAGGATTAACATAGTTAGGAAAGTATTCACCTAAGTCAGCAGCAAATGCTGTTAGAACAAAGTTCTGCTTCTTGAAGCCAAGGTTCTTAAGGTAGTCGTTACCTAGATCAGTAATTTGATATATGTCGTACTTCTTACTCTGTACTGCCTCATAAATGTGTCTTATCAAACCTTCTGAGTAGTCTAGAATAAACTTTCTTAAGTGGCCTCTTGTTTCGCCTTCAAATGTAAACTGAGGAAGTAGGTAACCTCTATTGTCTGTAAAAGGTGTAATTCTATTCCTGAGGTCTTCTTTCCATTCTGGCCATGTATAATGCTCTTTCAATATAGAATCTACAATCCAGAAATTACCGAAGCCATGCGTCCCTAATATGTCCTTGATATGGTCTGTCTTGTATCTTGGTACGTAATTGATGCCTGAACCTGCTAGTCTAAACAAATAGAATAACATGAACCAGTCAAAGTCATCTTTAATATCATGATGAGTAAAGTGATGCCCCATTCCTCTTAGATCGTTCTCTTTGTACCATACAGCTTCAGTGAATGCACAGAAGGCAGCAAATCTACGATGTGCTGTATCGTAAATAGGTACATAATAGATTAGATCATCATTTACATCTTTATATAAGTCGCCGTCATAAGGAAGCTTAAGACTACCGTGCTGTTGCATTAATAGACTACGTTTGTCGTATTCGTCTAGTGCTTCGAGTAGCTTTTCGTTGATTATGAACTTCTGCATTATTTTATAAATTGGTCTGAGAACATATAATATCGAGGCTTCAAGTGTACAGATTGTTTAGGTTCCATGTACTCAAACATCTTCATACCGTCTTCATCAATCCATTCATCCGGCCATTGAAGTGTGTTAAGGCCTGAGTTGTTCATGATCCTATTTGCTGTATCTCTCAACTCCATTCTTTGTTGTCTTGTGCCAAAGTAAGGTTGTTTGAGATACAAACCCGTACCAGGTAATTTACGACTTTCGTGCTCAACCGGTAACAAATTAACTAGAGTAGCGTTGTTTAGTTTCTTAGCGAACTGTACATAGCGTCTAAATAGTTCACCAGTTGCTTGCTGTGGATTCTCTTGCCTCATTAAATGAAAACGAAGATCAATGTTACCAAAGTAAAGAATGACTTCGTCATACTTTTCGTTCCACTTATCAATTAGAGTGTCTGCATCTTTCAAGAAGCCAAACAGTGTTTTACCATCTGTTCTATCAAGACCATAACCTGGCTTCCATACACTGAGTGAATGTGAGTCGCCTCTAACTAACTTTCTAGTAGTATCACCATATAGTTTAGCAAAGTCAATACAGTTGATTGATGTAAATTGATGATCTATACCAAACCTCTTATTGAATACATTAAGGTCTATTGGTACATTAACTGCAATAGCGAGTCCTGTATATTTAGCCATTGCTTCTAACTTAGCTCTATGTTCTGGTTGAGGCCCTCCAATAAAGTTGAATACATTCTCTTGATAGTTAACGCCTTCTAAGATATACAACCTCTCATACTCGTTCCATGTAGAAGGATCGGGATTAAAGAATAATTCACCAGGATGTTCTGCTTTAAGTATGTTCATCATAACATGATAGTAGCCACCTCCATGATGAGAGGTGGAACTACCAACATTGTTGAGCATACCTACAACGGCTGCTTTCATAACTTATTATTTTAATATTACATCATGCCACCCATACCCATCATTGGGTCGGCTTTCTCGTCCTTATCTTTCTTCTCAAACACAACTGATTCTGTAGTTAGGATTGTACCTGCTACGGATGTTGCATTCTTAAGAGCTGTGATAACAACTTTAGCTGGATCGATAATACCTGCTTCAATAGCAGATGCCATTTGATGATTCTTTGCATCATAGATCTCAGTCTCAGTTGGAGTATATTCCCACCAGGTCTCTACACCAGCATTAGAAAGGATCTTAATAAATGGAGCTTGTAGTGCTTTACGAACAATATCTCTAGCGATAGCTACATTTGTATTACCGTCTTCTTTCTGATTAAGAGATAGTTTGTAAAGTGTAGCACCGCCTCCTGGTACAATACCATCAGCTAATGCTGCTTTAGTTGCGAATAATGCATCTTCAACACGATCTTTTTTCTCTCTAATCTCAATATCACTATTACCACCTACAGAGATGATAGCAACGCCTCCGATCAACTTACCAAGCCTTTCTTGCAGCTTCTCTTTCTCATAGAATGAAGTTGCTTTCTCAATCTGGTCTTTGATCTCCATTGCACGATTAGCAAGTGCTTTCTCTTCACCTTTACCGTCAATAATAGTTGTATCTTCTTTTGATACAGTAACTAGTCTTGTTGTACCAAGATACTGACCAAGTTGTTGTGTAGATAGTTTATCAAGCTTCAAACCTTTGTCTTTAGAGATAACTTGTCCCCCAGTCAAGATAGCAATATCTTCAAGGATCAATGTTTTACGTTCACCAAAGTCTGGTGCTTTAACTGCACAAACTTGAACGATGCCACGCATCTTGTTTACAATAAGTGTAGCAAGAGCTTCGTCTCCAATGTCTTCAGCTATAATCAACAATGGTTTATTCTCAGAGTTAGCCTTAGTCAAAACCTGTAGCAACTCTTGAGCTGTTGAAATACGACCATCATAAAGTAGGATGTACGGATTATCAAGCACAGCTTGCATTGTAGTATTGTTAGTCACAAAATAAGGCGACTTGTAACCACGATCAAACTGCATACCCTCTACTACTTCGAGAGTAGTCTCACCTGACTTAGACTCTTCAATAGTAACGATACCGTCACGACCTACTTTATCAATGGCTTCACTGATCAAGTTACCAACCTCCGAATCGTTGTTACCTGATATAGTTGCGACTTGTTTAATTTGTTCTTCTGAAGAGATCTCGATAGCTGTCTCTTTAATCTCACTTACGATCTCATCTACAATCTTGTCAATCTCATTCTTGATCTCAACTGCATTTACACCTTGACGAATCTGCTTAAGACCATGCTTAATCATCTCTGTAGCAAGTAAAGTAGATGTAGTTGTACCATCACCTGCTTCATTTGCACTCTTGATACTAACTTGCTTAACAAGTTGCGCACCAAGATCCTCGATATCGTCTTCTAGCTTGTGAAATGCTTTCGCAACTGTTACACCATCTTTTGTAACCTTAACTTCACCAGACTGTTCACGAATCAAAACAGTACGACCACCAGGCCCTAATGTTGACGAAACAGATTGGTTTAACTTTTCTATACCTTGTAAGAGCTTCTCTTTAAGCTCTGTTCCAAAAACGTTTTTTGTTGTGCTCATAATTTATTTGTTATATGTTTCGTTGTAGTACATTTCTGCTCTTCCCCAATTTGGGTCAAAATTAGTACCCATACTGTCGTATACTGCTTTCATTATCTGCTCCTTCTCCATTTGTTTGGCTTGTTCTTTCCATTCACTAGGTACTGCATATCCTGCAAAAAGAAATCTATCATATAGCCATTCTATTGCTGTTTGTTGTGCCATAGTTATTCAATTACTGCGAATATGTCTGATTCTTTACAGATGAAATAGTCTTGTCCATCAAGAACAATCCTTTGTGATCCTAGTTTAGGGATCAATGCGATGTCTCCTACATTAAGACTTGATGGAATAAGTTTGTCTGTATGAAAGTTATAGACTTCAGACACTCCAACAATCTCTCCCATTTCTGGCCTTTCTTTACCAAGATCTGGAATGATAATGTTACCAAATGTCTCTTCTTGTGTTTCTACTGGCTTTAGTACTACAAAGCCGTTTAAAGGGGTTATTTTATTCATAAGATTAATTTACAACTTCTAGGTCAATTATTTTATTACAAAAA